GTGTAGCTGGATGCCCCAGGTAGATGGCCGTGGCTTCCAACTGCGCACATAGGAACCCCGCCATAGCAGACCCAAACGTCCCCTTACCTTCCTTATCCTTCATCCCCGGCCATCCTCCTTTTCCGGCTTCCGCTCCAGGATGGCCTTCATGGCCTCAATCAATCCCTGGCACTGGTAATAGGTCAGCCATTCCACTGCGTCCACCCGGTACATCCGGTGGCACAGGGCACGGACCTGCCGCTCCTCCCAGCCCAGCTTCTCCTTCAGCTGGCCTATCTTTCGGCGCTGCCGTCCGGTCTGCGGGTTCCCCCTGCGCTCCGGCAGCCTCCCTTCCTGCCGTTTGATATCGTCCTTCTGTTTCTGCAGGATATGGCAGACATGGGACAGCTCCGACCGGTTCAGTTCACGGATGCTGTCCTTCCCGGTCTCACGGGCCACCAGCAGATGCAGCTCCTCCTCGGTCAGCCCCAGCTCCTTTGATTTGGCTAACCCCCACAGGGTCTTGATGGTATACCTATATCCCGTTCCCATAAGCATTTCCTCCTCCTGGCAGGCAGAGCACTTCCCTCCTGGATGGCCGGCTCCTGCGTTCCTGTAGGAACGCAGGGATTTGGGGTCCCGTCTCCCTGACCTTTGGCGCAGCCGGTTCCCGCACCTCCGCGGAACTGGCCTTCAGGTTGATATCATAGGCCCCCAGCTTCCCAAGTTGCTGGAGGATATATCCCATGATGTCCGCCTCCCCCAGGTTTACCTTGTCCTCCGGGCATGTGTATGTGATGGTCAGTATCTTACGTTTCATCGTCCATTCCCTCCCTACAGCAGCATCATGGCGGATGCCTCGTTGATGATTGTTTCCGTGATGGTCGTCTGTTCCCGTTCCCGCATCAGACGGATGACGTTGTTCATGGTCCGGTCAAACAGCCGGAAACAGCCGTTCTTGCTGTTCCTGGCCCGGCTGGTCAGCACCTCCATGGCCCTCTCCTCCACGCTCCAGTCCTCCAGGTAGCGCTCTACCTCGGTTTTTCCCAGGCCATGGAGCCGGTACGCAAAATCCATACGGTTGGCAAACCGTTCATCATACGCAGCCAGGTGGGCCTCCAGGGACAGCTCCCCGGCCAGTACCATCCCTACCGCGGCCGAATCCATGATGGTGCGCAGCAGCTCAATCTTCTTGATGGTGTACTTGTTGATGAGCTTGTCCGCCTCGTCCACTATCATCAGATACCCCCGGTTCACGTTGAAGAACTCACAGATTTCCTCCAGACGTTCGTCATTCGTACCGTAGCGCTTTGGCAGGCACAGCTGCTTCTCTATCCGCCTTACCAGGTCCCGGCAGCTCATGGACTCGTTGCACTCGATGTAGATGACACGGGGCAGCCTGGCGTACTGCTTCAGGCTGTAGGTCTTACCGTAGCCGGACCGCCCCACCACGATGGCGCTTCCCTGCTGTTGCTGGCACAGGTTGCAGATGCCTACTATGTTGATGTAATCATCGGATTCAAACACATCCGGCTTGCTTCCCATCCGGGGCGGCGCTTCCTCTTCCAGCAGCGGCTCCTGCTCTCCCGCTTCCTCCGGTTCTTTCTGGGAGGCAAACTGGCGGGCAATCTGCTGGGCATACTTATCTGCCACCTGCGGTTTTTCCTGCCGGAAGGCTGCTTCCTGTTCCTCTGTCTCCTCCAGCCACCTCTCCAGACGTTCCTCCAGCTTTACTGGCCTGCTTGGATATTTCCCGTTTAAGTACTGGCTCAGCATGGAGCGGGAGCACTTCATCCCTTCCTTATCAAACTGCCAGGCCAGCTCCGCCTTGTTCATGTTTATGATTCTTAATCTGAGGCACACACGTTCTGCCAGACTTTTCATTTACGATACCCTTCCTTTCCGTTTGATTGGTTTATGTGTTGGGACTTAACCCATGTTGCGTAGCTTCTCCAGCGCCTCACGGCCCTGCTTGGCGATATATTCCGACTGCCGCGCCGCCTTCCTGTGTTCCCGGTAGCTCTCCTCCTTCGGCAGCGTGATGACCTTCCGGCTGTTCCCTTCCCCTTCTATCATCATGCTTCCCACGATGGTGTTGGCTTGGGCCGCGCCGGCAATCCGTTCATCCAGCGGGCATCTCATTTCCTTCAGCTTCTCACGCACATCCTTCATCTGCTGCTTCTGGAGCCGGATGTGGCGTTCCAGCGCCTCCTGTGGGACCTTGTGGGCAATCTTTAACAGTTCCTGGCTCTCGGCCTCACAAATCATATGACCGTCCTGGGCGTCAAATACAAGCAGCCGGGTTACATCCTCCGGGTCATACTTGATGTCCACATGCTTGTCCATATAATAAATCAGCTCCGGATGGTTATAGACTTGGCCGAATTTCCGGATTCCCACGTTATATACCCGTGCCCGTTCTGACTTCATCAGCTGCAGCAGGGCAAAGGATTTTGGCGGCAGAGCCTTCTCATACCGTTCCCCTTTGTCAAACAGTTCCTGCGGGGTACAATATGTTTCTCCCTGGTTTTTCAGGCCCCTGTGGACCTTCACCGCATACACGTTGTGCAGGTAGTGGCTCCACTTCTCATAAAACTCCTCCATGGTCAGCAGCTTCCCCTGTTCAAGCATACGCTTGATGTCCTTGTCAATCTTGGCGCTGGTCCTGCTTCCTGTCAGTGTACCCGTGTAACTCTTAAACCACCGGGAGAATCCATCGCATACCGTCTTAAACAGACGCTCTATTTCGGATTTACTCCATGGCTCATAAGGACGGCTCCGGTGGAAGTCCTCTATCCCAATGGTGTGATAGAATCCCGCTTTTACCTCCCCAAATCCGGCATATCGTTCTGTTTCTTCCCGAGTGGGATAGCGTTTGACGCCGGTCAGCTCCCTGGAGGTATAGTCCTTTCCGTTGTCAATGTTCAGGTATTTCGGCATCCCTCCCGGGGTTCCGTACAATACCTTAATCAGGGATTGCTTCAGTATCTGGGCATTGGCATCCCGGCAGATGATATCCCCCAGCACCATGCGGCTCCTGGCGTCAATCCAGGCCACCAGCTTAGGCTTGATGGCCGTCACCTTCCCATTAGGCAGCTTATAGGAGACCCAGCAGTCAAAGGTATGTTCATCCCCCAGAAGGACCTCCATGACCTGGAGGGACCGGGTATCGCGCAGGGCCTTCACCATCCGCTTGTTCTTCCACGCCCTGTCACCTTTGGCTGCAAGGAAATAGGCGCTTTCCAGCTGCCCGTCTGCCATCAGGTGGGAGATGTAACGGCATACACTCTGGTAAGATGGGATGGGCCAGCCATTGGCCGTACCGATTTTCAGCAGCTTGTCATACAGCATCTGGCGCTTTCCTTCATTCCGGGCAAAGTCCTTGTCAAACCAGATGTTGTGTATCTTCTGCTTCACTTCCGGTGTAAAGGTGGGGAAGGTGTTGGAATCCTTGGGCTTGCGGCACAGGCACAGGACCTTGTAATAATCGTAGTTGGCCCCGGTCTCCCGCAGCATCTTTAAGGCCCACCCTGCCGCCTCCAGGTATTTGTCCATGTGGCGGTACAACGTTCTTTGGCTCATTCCCAGCTCCGCCGCTTTCCGGATGATGTACTCCGTCTTGTCTGCATCTGAATAGTTGATGATGTCCTGCAGGAGCCGGGACAGCTCCACCGCCTTGTAATATGCCTGGCTGTGGTTCTCTATGTACCAGTTCACATCGGTATCCAGGTACCAGGGCTCCTCTGGGGGCAGGTTCTCCATCACGATATCACTTCCTTCTTCTGTATCTATCTTCTTCATGGCCCAGTAGGACTTTTGGGCTTTGGGGCTTAGGTCAGTAAGTTTGATGTATTTTCGCTCTTTTCCACCAGACTTAAAGTTTCTTTTTTGTATTTCGATTGTGCCGTCTATTTCCTTTTGGGAAATCCAACGTGAAAATGTTGCATATGGAATTCCTTCTAAATCAGATGCTTCTTTCATAGATATATAAATTTCTTCCACCAGATTTCCCCCTTTCTGTTGCAATTTCGCGGTTGGTATAGTACAATGCAGATGAGTATTTATCGGAACGCCCGACCTTCCCCCAGAAGTAGGGCGTTCTTCTTTTATGCAAGTCCATATCCAGCCCCCTATGCCACATCATTCTCATTTATCTTGAGAATTTTCAGCATTTGCTTCCGGTACTTATACCCAGGTCTCTTTCCCTTCAGCATCCGGCATAGTTCTTGAGGGGTCGTCCCCAATATATTTGCCAGCTGGACCTGGGTCATCTCCAATTCAATCAGACGCTTCTTGACAATCTTTCCAAGCTCCCTTGTCTTTACATCTGCCATCTTACTCACTCCTGTATAATCTTCTGGTCCGTTTCCTGCCTGTTCCAATCCGCTTAAGTTCCATTCTGCTTACCACTTCCAGAAACTCCCTGGTATCCTTTATCACCAGCCAGTTCTCTGGCTGCAGGCCATGAAGTTTCATCTCCTTTTTCTGGCTTAAGGTTGGCTTTTTGCCATTTTTCATGAGATTTACCACCTCTTTTCTAATTTCCTTTATACTGATATAATCAACGTGAAAGGAGTTGGTTATGAAAATGAAATTCACATATCCCTCAGAACGTGACTTTGAAAGGAACTGCCCCTGTAGCCAATTTATAAAGTCATATGCTCGTTCTATATCACCACGTTCCGCAGTTCTTGATTTTTGTATGGGGCATCAATCCATACAAGATGAAAAAACCTACTTTGCTACTTATGATGTTTTCCTTGCTAATAATCAGGGCCATTACCGTCTGGAGGTATCCTGCACGATACTTCCGAATCGTAATTACAGCTACAAGACAATTAGTAAAAGTGAAATTCATCAATAAAAAGACAATCACCAAGTGCAATTCTTGTCTTAAGAGTTGCTATAATCTTTCTCTCAATCCCATCTACTATTGTCACTTCTGCTGAATCGGCAGTTCCACATATATGTGCAGTTGCCGATTCATTCAAAAGCTTATCAATTATATATTCCAGCCTACATTTATCTGTTTTACATAATGCCTTCATTTCCCTCTGAATCAGCTTCATGATTTTCATAAGCATATCTGCTCTTTCATATGCCTGACTCCACTCCTTCTCATACCCTGTCTTTGGAGAATTCGGAAGTGTATCTGAAGTATA